TCGCTCGTGGCTCTATACATTTTGTATAAACGTCAGTATATACACTTAGTATAATAGTTTATACTTAAAATACACTGAGTATAAAATACTCGATTAAATGAAACGAACCGCCATTAATACATCATTATACAACGTGTATAAATATCTCTTGTACGCTCCATATTCAATACTTTAAGTAATAGGTTACAAAAGTATTACAGATTAAAAAAACGCTTGCAATTGATCGCACGGTGTGGTAAGATATAGACAAGAGGTAAGGAAAGAAAACAAAATATAACAACCTCTTAGAAAGTGTGCAGATTATGAAACATATTACAATATCAACCAAAGAAAATGCTATTTTTATTTTTGATGACAATTTTATAAATACGTCTTCAATATGGGGCGATGAACTTAACTTTGAAATAAACAGCAAAGTATTTTCTATTTCGGTATATATAAATAGTAATTATATTGGCAGTGTTACTAATAAATTTGATGAGTGTGAAATCATAGTAGAAAGCAAAAAAGATAGACAGAAAGTTCAAACAATTGAAGAATTAAAAAACCTCGTCAAATGACGAGGCTTTTATTTTATCTGTATTTTTCCATTAACAACCTATATCTATATTCAATGTATTCATCACTGAAAATTGTCGGTAACATCATATCTTCACTGAACGTCTTATATATATCGTCAAAAGACTTATGTCCAAGTTTTATTGCTTCAATAATTTTCTTGCCGTAGTGATATATATTAGATTTAACTTTTTGTTGTTGACATCGATTAGTTATTGCTATAAAATTGTAATTTTTATATGTGCATTTGAACACGTAGTAAAATATATTTTCAATCTCAATTGCAAATAATACTGTGGGTTTGCAATCTTTGAATATAAAATCATCATAAGCAGAATTAAAACAATATTCACTTTTAGTATAATCGCCCGTGGTAGCAACTTCGCAATTGCCTATTTTTAACATATGGGGGATTTCGTTTTCATCTTCATATGGCATTTTAGCAAAGTCAACACATATTGTTGCGCCGTCTTTAAACTGCTTTGATTGCAGTTTAATTATATCGCCTGGCTTTAATTCTAACTTATCAATATCAATACCGAGCCAATCAAAGTAAATGTTATATTTATTAATAGTGTTGCCTATTAAAATTATCTTGCCATTTCTATGTCTAAATATTGTTGATATAAGGCTCGTAAAATGAGTGATTTCATCTTCGATATATCCGTATATTGACATCGGGCAAAACTCTTCATATACAAGCGTGTGAATATTGTCAAATTGTTGTGATTTGTACTTTTCTTCAATTGCAAGTGAAAAAAAATGTCCAAAAACTTTAGCCTTAAGCCGTGGCTTTTTTTGATTTGCTTTCAGCTCCTCGATTTCATCATCATAATTTACAATGTAAAATGTGTTGCTTTCAACCTTAATATAAGAGTTGTATTTTTCTTTTAAATACTTGTGTAAGTCCTCAGCAAACCATTTTGTAAGACTTTCCGCCGATGCTGATGCTCCATATCCTACACGTCTAACAAGTCCAAATTCGTGAGTACAACCACTATTAAAATAGTCGTCTATGATATCATTCTTGCATACATCGTAAGATTTACCATTAGCGCGACCACCAAAAAGAACGTCATAATCACAACGCATTGACCGTCTTTTATCGCCGTTATAATAAATCAATTATTATCAATCCTTTCTACTTTTTCATCAACTTTACAAGGTTTACCTATATATGTTGGTAAAATTTTAATGCCTTTTCTACGTAGATAAGAAAGTTGTTGTGCTTCTTCAACTAGTGAATGATTTGTAAAGCCTATCGCCGTTAAAGTAAAGTCAGACGGCAGGAGTAAACACCCTCCAAAGCCGTTAAAAGTATATTGTTTTCCTGCATCGTCAATCACTCTTGCATTTTTGAATATGTTATCATTTTTAGTATAATATCCGCTTGCAAGCTTACCCGTAACATCAGAGCAGAAAAAAGTATTCGGGTGATAGTATTCGGAGCAGAATTTTTTAAAATCACCATTGTAAATGTTATTCAAATATTTGTTTGTTGTCTTTTTTGGTACTCCGCTAATTGATATTGATATATCGCCGTTTTTATCAAACATATACGATTTAGCGCCAGCGGTACAAAAATGATTATAAATACCCTCATTGTCGGCAAGTCCCATATTATAATATTTTTCGCAATGCCAATACTTTTTGATATACTTATTAAACATATTAACGACTTTATTAACATTTTCTATGTCGTTAACATACTTGATGCTGTCAGTGTCCCAATATAGTATAGTTGCATTTGTTTTAGTAAAAAACATATACGAAAGTATATATAAATGCAGTCTTGCATACGCAGTGACGTGTAAGCCGTCAATATAACTTCTTAGTAGTGTTCCGCTTTCTACGTCTACATTTTCTATACATTGCCATTCATTTTTTAAGGGATAGAATAATAAATCATTCGGGGCTAATTGCTGTACGTTAATTCCATATTGAGCATTAAGTCTATTTTTTGCAAGTCTTAATTCACGGTTTAAAGTGTCTTTTTTATCTTCTGTGTTAAGAGTAAAAAAATGATTTAAAACAACATCATTGACAACACATTCGCCATTAAAATTAAAATCTTCTTTTGTAATTTTATCAACATCACCAATATTTTTTAATTTTTTAAAAATAACTTTTTGTTTTGCATAATTATTAATTGAATTAGTAACATATTTTGGTAATTTTGCATTTGTTTTTGTATATAGAAGTTTTTTACACTCCTCGATTTCAAAATCATAAAATAAAGTTAAAGCGATATAATCATAACATGTTAAATATAATGTGATTTTTTCAGCGCACATAACTCTGCCGTTACTGCTTTTCATTGTTTTAATGTCATAGTCGGCACATTTACTAACACTTAGAATTGGTAATTCGTTATGATTTTTAAATTGCTTGATTTTAAGGTTTTTAACAACTAATTCGCACATAAAATATGTGTGTAAAGTTTTCTGCGGTGTCGTTAAATACCATTGAACAACACCACCCTTGTAATTTATATATGCATTGTTTTTTTCAATGATAAATTTCAAATATGCCGTCTTATCTGTTTCACGCATTTTGAAATTGAATGGAAACATACTCATTAACATTTGAGCCGGATAAGACGACGCATAGTCAAAACTCCCCACATTATCAAAAGGAATAAAAGAAAAAAATCTATTAGATCTAACATATCCGCCTGAAAAAAGAAGTCTTAAAAACTCATATACAGTAGTGCCATCCGCAAACTTTTTGTTATAAAATCTAATTAAAGCGGTGCAAAGCCTTGTATATTTTTCTTTTTCTTCTGCTGTTGAATGTAATTCATTTTCAAGCCGTGTAAGACTTGTTGCGGTTATCATTCTGTCAATTGAATTGACATCAGTATAATAATTAGAATTTTTAAAACAGTCGACAACAGCGTATAGGGTAATTAATACGTCTTGCTCGTTGTATTTATATTCAATATCGGGTAATATTGAATTTGGTGTATAATGCTGATTATATCCGCCTTTTTCCTCAGTCAATTTTGCAATGCCTAATTCATCACCTAACACCTTTAAAGATTTACCTAAAAGTTTATAAGAGCATCTAAAAATTAAATGGTCTAACTCAAAAGATATCGGCTTTCTTGTATTCGATGCAATCATTGTTTCGTTCTTATAATTATCACGAAAAAATTTTAAATTCTGCATAAATGAAAACTCGTATGGCAAATTATGCACATATATATATGTATATACATTTTTTTTAACACTATCTTTATTAAGCATTTCAAGAATACTGTTCCATTCGTCATAGGTGCGGAAAAATCTATTGTAATCTTGATAAAAACTGAAATTATCTTTATTAATGCTGTTAAGTGTTTCACTATCAAGATACACATTTTGAATATTGCCTAAATACATTAATGATAGTTTTCTATCGCCGACTTGATACGTTGAAGTTTCAATATCTAATGCATATATATATCTGTTGATATTTCTATCTTTTTTTCTGCTTCGCTTTGTTTTGGTATCAATTTTGCAATCAAAAGTAGAATTTTCGCTTATATAAAAGCCGTTAATTTCTTTGACGTTTCTCGCCTGTATGATACGTTTTATTTGCTTTTCAGTCAATTCAGTATTTTCTTTTAAGAATACACGAAAAACGTGCGTATTGCCTTTTCTTATTAACTTGCCATTTTGATATAGATATAGATTATGTAACATTTTTAATAATACAACTCCTCATACATGTTAGCGTCTTCGCCCGTTCCCAATTCAGTTATTAAATCGACTAATTTATAATAATCCGCTTCGTCCTGCTCGTTAGATATATCAAGGGCTTTTCTGCTTAATGATTGATTAAATTTATTTGAAATTTCAACGGCATAATCATCACTATTTAATGTATGAATTTTATTCTGTCGGTATATTGTTTGCATTAAATTATTCACATTTCTATAATATGTGAACTTGCGGTTAAGTCGCAGTAACTCCCTGCTTTTTTCTTCATTCCATACGGGGTTGTTTTTTGCAATCTGCGATATTAATTCAGCATTTGTTAAATTATTATCCATAAAAAATAGGGGCGATTACTCGCCCCCGTCCCCCTTTCTAAATAGTGCTATAATCTTGTCGGGAAATTTAAACCCTGTTTCTTTGGCGTTTTCGCAGATGCTTGTAAATTCAACACCGCAAAGTGATATAGCGATTAAATTAATCGCATATTCTGCATTAAATAAATAAACTGCAATTACACCGACAAGTAGAAATGCAATATATTCAAGGGCCTTGCTTACACTTCCTCTTAGTTTTCCGCTTGATATATTTTTGTTTTTAATTGCCTTTGCAAAGCCGGTCATAAAATCAATTAAATAAAAGCAGAATACCGCAAGAAAATATTTTGAATTTTCCAGCATTATATTTTTAATTAAAATAAATTCGCTCATATAGTAACCTCCATTAACAGATATCAGCGTTGAGAATTGCAGTAAATGGGGCTACTGTAATTTCTCTAATATAAGAATGCCAAAAGTTAGACCCATTATCATCACTCATCATAGGCCGTGCAAATAATGAAGTGCCCTTAAACATAAGATTAAGAGGTATAGGATAAGATTTAGATTTAGTAAAACTGCCGTCAGTCCACAACGTTATTGTTGCGGGGACTGTAAAACTTGCATTAGTCGGTGCTGTCGCTAAATCTTCACCCTGCCCGTATATAAGCGATTGAGTAAAATCACCTATGTGTAGAATTGTATTACCGCTCAATTCGATATAAGGATATGCGCTCTCGTTTGCTTTCCACACGCTTGTTTGATGCAATGTTACTTGCATTATATTGTTTGTTTGCAGCATATAATAGTCGCCCACATCAGCATTTGGAAATTGCGGTGAACCTGTTATTCTTATACCCGTCATTTCACCTTGTGTTGCAATATTGCCGTTGTTAAGATATGAGCACAAATAGTTAGCGATTAATCTATGCCCCTCAACAGTCGGGTGCGTTCCGTCAGCCTGCAACAGACCTACGCGTTTAAGCATTGTTTCGCTATTATTGATATAAGCATAATTGCTTTCGATGCAACCTGTCTTATATGTGTGAATTGTTTGCAACACTTTCTTGATATTATCGCGTGTTCGATGCAATTGTGAAATATAGCCAACTGCTACTTTTGCATTCGGGTATAGCTGATGGGTTTCTTTGATGCAATCACGGATAGATGCTCCTAGTGTTCCATTGTCAATTTCAGTATAAGAGTCATTGACTCCGCCTAAGAAAATAATATCAGTGTAATCATTTCTGTTTTGTGTCCAATTTCTCACCACGTCAAGAAAACGCCCATTAGTGCCCTGCGCAGTAAATCCGGCACCTGCTGATGCCAAAGCAGTAATATCAAAACCCAATTCATAGAGTAAATGTCCAAAGCCTTGTGTTGATGGGTCGGGCAATCCTGCACCCGCCAAATAGCTATCGCCAACTAACATTATTTTTCTATGCTCCAAAACTCTCTTTAGATTTGGAGCATTAACAAATTGCTTAAAGACCTCGTCTTTGATTTTCTTGTCGATATCAAGAGAGTTTAAAAACTCTTGTATTGTGTTTATTGATACACCTTGCTCGTTAAGTTTTTCACATAAATGCATAAGCCTTTGAATATATGAATAACTTGCATCAAATTCAAGCGGTACGATAGGCGTGAATATTCCCATATAATTAACTCCTTTCAGTTTAAAAAATAATTAAAAATAAATCATTGAACTTATTAATCATATCGCTACATAGATTAAGAAATTCACTTGAATAACGTGTTGCGTTATCAAGTCCGTTGTTAGTTCGTTTACTGTTACTATTTCTGTTATAATGCGTGTTATTATTATTAACAACCTCACTTTCATTAACAGACGTGTTTTTTCCTCTCTTGCCGTCAGTAGCATATTTTATATCATTGATATTATTAACAGAAATAGCATTAGCCGGCAGGTCGCTTGATACATCAAGAGAAGTGTTTGTTGCGTTACTGTTATTGTGTGTGTTGCCGTTTTCTTCTCTTCCGCCGGTTTCTGTGCTTTCCTCTTTTTCAATTAATGTTAAATCAATCGTATTGATATAAAAAGTTTGATAAAGCGGAATATAAAAAGGCAATACTTCTTGCATACGATTTTTTAATTTGACTTTAAAATAATCAACGGTTTCAAAAGCGAACTCCTCATTAAAAAAATGCTCGATGAAATACGGCTCAAAAAACGCTTTGAATGTTAAATCATTTTTATAATCGTAATTAAAATCGAAAATATATTCACATAGTTTAACGATTTTCTGCTCATAAGTAAGGTTACTGCCGTTGTGGTCGAATTTATGCATTATATCTTGAAAAGAGTTTGTATAAATTGCCATTAAGAAACAACCTCCTTAAATTCCTCATCTTGCTCTGCAATAACATCATCAATTGAAGTATTAACCTTGCAATCAAAAGAAGTTAAAAACTTCATATTGACATTTTCAAACCCTCTTTTTTGCGTTTGAACATAACTATCAAGCGTTAAGTTAAGGATTTGATTATTGCTTTTAACTTCATCACGCAGCAAGCGTTCTTTTTTCTCAAAAGGTGTGTTATTAATTCCCAACATTGTGAAAAATTCACCTTTGTAATAATTAAGCACTTCAAGCATTTTATCAGCCTTAAATTCGACGTTTAAATCAAGCGACTTGAATAACTCTTCAGGTCTGCAATTATGGTCTTTTTTGAAGTATAAAAAGCGATTTTGATTGCTTACTTGTTTAATAATATTATTTAAAGCGAGTATTTGCTCGTTAGTCGCTTCAACTGCAATCGGCAATGAATTATTAAGAGTGTTATAATTAACCGCCGTTTGAAGTTCTGTTATTTTTTGACAAAAATAATACACAATTTGCATCAATGGTATTTTCGTTTTATTGCACCAAACGATGGCAAAATCTGTTATATTTCCGTCAATAGAATTGATAAGCATATCACTATTGGTATTGGGTAAGCTATCAATCAATTTAATCTCTTTCAACTCGCCATAGTGATTATATTTGCATTCGTCAACAAATGTACTTGCAATAACTTCATTAGCACCGCCTGCAATTGCCCCATTGAAAAAAGCAATCTTGCCGTCTTGAAATAATGCACGCTCAATATATTCTTCGGGAATTGCTCCGCTGTCATATTTAATAAGTGACATTGCGATATTAGCAAAGTAATTGAAATAAATATAAAATGCAGTCAACTTATTTGCAAAGGCTTGCATATCGCCGTTACGGATATTATTATAGTTTAACAAATTTTCAATATTATCACCAATTTTAATACCGCACCACGGGTCAAAATCAATAAATCCGCATTCTTTCATTGTCTGTCAACTCCTTTCATTAATTGTTGTTTTGGTCGTAATCGCCGAAATGACTGTGCCAAACGGTAACACCGTTTTCAAACATCTGTTTAAGCTTATTAACATCATCATTTGGGGCTGATACCTTGATATTGCAATTAGCGACTTGAATATAATTCCAATTACTTCTATTTTTCATATATGATGAAATTTTTCCTATTTCATTAATTGCATATCCATATACATCAAGGTAATCATCAATATATCGGCATTGTGCCTCAGTCGGGGAAACGTCAGCAAATACGGGCATTGCCCTTTTCTCTGTGATACTCATTATATCACCGCTTGCCCCCGTATTCACACCTCGTTGACCTAATGCATCAATCATATTAATTGACTGTTGAGCAATTCCAGCTGCTCCCTGAACTGCTCCGCCAATATTTCCAGCAAATGCTTGTGAAGCAACAGAGCCAACAGCATTAACAACTCCAACTGTTGCTGTTAAACCATTGAGGACTTTATCAAGACCTGTGTTTGCATCATATCCGATGCGATTTTCACAATTATAAGATATCTTATTTGTTTTAACAGTATAATCTGCGTAAGAACCTATTTGCAGTATAAAGCCATTTGTTGAAAGTTCTGTCGACTTAACGGTAAAGCTCGGTGTTCCACTTGTGAATAATTCGGGTTTCAAAGGCAATTTAAAGCCGTTTTCATTATAAAATAAATAAGCCTTGCATAAACTTGAAAGCATTTTTTTGTTTCGTGGTGTATAACCACAGGCTAATGTTGAGGTCGGTAATGTTACGGAAACGGATTTACTTGTAATATCATTAGTTGCATATTTGTTTGTGCCATCGTGCACCCACGAGGGAATTGCATATAACCCGATTAACTCATTTCTATGGTCTTGCAATTCAGCAACCGAGGTTGAGCTATGCAAGCCTAATATAGCATTATAAGAATCAATAGACGTTCCGCCACTCAAAAAAGATTTTAATATATCTTTCCAATTGACTTTACTTCCAGCATCTTCAATAATTTCGTCGGGTGATTTTCTTCCGTAGTTATTAATTACCGCTTGAATGTCTGCATCACTATCAACAAATCTACCGTATTCAGCCGAGAGCGTTGCTCCTGATCCATTTCC